CACGGAACTCATTGTGGTGGAATAGCCGCAGGAAAAACTTACGGATGGGCTAAAAATGCTAGAATCTATGCAGTCAAAGTAGCAGGCTTAGAAGGGTCATTAGATCCAAACAGCGGAATACCTGTTTCTGACTGTTTTGATGTTATTAAAGAATGGCATCAAAACAAGCCAGTAGATCCAACAACTGGTGTTAAACGTCCTACAATAGTTAATATGAGTTGGGGATATAATAGATTTTATAATAGTGTTATTAATTTGACCTATAGAGGAACGCTATATACTGGTACTGACATTGATTCATCTACAGAGCGTTTAGCGTTTGGACTTGTGCCTTTAGCAGGAAGCAGTGGGTTTACTTATAAAACTAATGTAAGAGTTGCATCTGTTGATACAGACATTGAAGAACTTATAGACGCAGGTGTACACGTTTGTATTGCTGCAGGCAATAATTATCATAAGATTGATGTTACTGGCGGCTTAGATTTTGATAACTTTATTGCAGCTGATACAGGTTCAGTATCTTATCATAGAGGATCAAGTCCTTATAGTGAAAATGCATTAAATGTAGGAAATATAGATAGTTTAGTAACTTCGGATGGTTTTGAACAAAAAGCATCTAGTTCAGAAACAGGCCCAGGTGTTGATTGCTGGGCTCCAGGTACAGACATAATGAGTGCAGTAAGCACAACAAATAGATTTACAGATGGTCCGTATCCTCAAGATGAAAACTTTAGAATTTGTAACATCAGCGGAACATCAATGGCTGCACCACAAGTTGCAGGTATGCTATCATTATGGCTACAATTAAATCCAAGTGCTACTCCAGCGCAAGCTAAAACATTTATACAATCTTCTTCGCAGAGTGACAATATTTTATCAAGCGGGCTAGACAATGATTATAGTAACTATAGAAGTTTATTAGGTAGCGGAAATAGATTTTCGTATAATAAATTTAACAGTTCGGTAAAATTAAGATTAGGAGAAAGCGTAGTTGAAACTGCATATCAACGTCCTACTTTCACACTTTCTGCTAATGGAGCAAGCATAAATGAAGGTCAAAATTTAATTATAACTTTGACTACAACTAACATTGCTGATGGCACTACTGTACCTTATACAATAAGCGGTGTCCAGATTGCCGATATTAATGATGCGCTAACTGGAAGTTTTACTATCAGTAATAACACAGCATCAAAAACATTTTTATTAGCATCCGATACAACTACAGAAGGAAATGAAACATTCACACTTTCATTAGACAGTATAGACGAAAGTGTAAGTGTTACAATAAATGACACAAGCACTACACCATAAGGAAAGTAAGATATGGCAATTCAATTAATTAATATCGGTAATGTAGCTAACGACGGCACTGGAGATGATCTTCGTGAAGCAATGATCAAAATAAATCAAAATTTTGAAGAATTAGATTTACGAGATGATGAACAAACTACTGCAAGTAATATTGGATTTGGCGGCGTTGGATTATTTTCTAATAAAATTAACTACAATTTACAGTTCAAAAGTCTAAATGCAGGAAATGATGTTACTATAACTGAAGCAAATGATTTGATTACAATAAATGCTTCGGGAGGTGTTCAAACATTAACCCTGCAATCAGACGTAAACTCGACAGAATACGAAGATGATGCGATTGTAAAAATTGTTGGTGGTGATTATATAGATACTGTAATTATTGATGGAGGCTTAAGAGTTAATTATACTGGGCCTACCAGAGTGCAAGATGATCCAACTCCTCAGTTAGCAGGATCTTTAGATGCTAACTTACAAAATATTACAAATGCAGCTATTATTTCTGCAAATAGATTTGAAGGTAATTTTGTAGGTAATTTGAACGGAACAGTTCACGGTATTGATGTTAGAAATATCAACTCAACTGAATTTGATTTTGGTTCAACATTTGCCGGTATAAATGTTACTACTGCATTAAATTGGTTCTTATATTTAAATGATGTAGATTACGGCAGTTTCTCAAATCCAACACCTGTACAAAGTGATTTTGGTACATTTGTTTAATACTTAATCCGATAAATACGTTGTATAAGGAAAATCTACTATGACGTTTGACCCATCTGTATTAGGATTGATATCAACAACTGGTTTATTTAAAAGTGAAACCATTTTTACAAAAAACCAAAATCTACTGAATGTTACAAGTGACGGTGTTCCATTACCTGCTAGAGTGGATACTAGCAGCATAACTAGACAAGATTATAATTATAACTTTGTATACCGAGCAGGTGATAACACTCAATATCCACAAGAAAGTAAGAATTTAGATCTAGGTATCTTTGCCAATGGCGTTTTGTTTAATTTAGATATAGGAACAAAATATCTACCTAAATATAAAGATGCAAGTCCTGTAAATTTAACATTCAATAAAAATCATTTTCCTAATCTTTTTAATTATGATAGCGACTACGGTAATATAACAAACGGAAAGTATGTTTACAGATCCGGAAGTTTTCTATCTAATGGATGGAATTATGCAAATGTTTGGGGTAGTAAAGTATACTATAGCGAAACTCAATATAACAATGACTATTACAGACATAGTGATGGACATAGTAAAATATTAGGATTTTGTTTCGATGGGTATCCTATTTACGGACCTTATGGATATACAGCGGCAACAGATAGTAATTCAGGCACTTCGTTAATTAAGTCAAGCTATAGAAAAAAATTAGGCGATAGTCATAGAAATCCTTTATGGAAGTACGATAGCAAGTTAACTCTTACAGATGGTAGCGAAATTACACTTACAGCAGGATCTTTTTTAGAAGATTATGAGTATAGTAGATCAAAAAGCAGTCTTGATGAATTTAATGGACGTTATTGTGTTACACCAGATTTTCCTGATGGAACTTATGCGTACTTTTTAACATTTGAAGATGAAACATTATCGGAACCTGCTTATCCGTATATAGTTGGATCTAGCACAAAACAACAAAGGTCTTTCCCTCAGCCATTATCAGAAGAAGCAATTTTAAGCCAATCTCTTTGGTCAATAGCAACCGGCGCAAGAATTACAACTCTTATAGAAAGAAATGTTGTTTATATTCCTCTTCCTTTAAATAATTTTAATGGAATAACTGTTGAATTAATTAGTGGTTCTATACCTAATGGTTTAAGATTTGAAGGAAATGTAATTGTAGGTACAGTATACGAAGTTTCATATAATAAAACATTCAATGCTGTAATTAGAGCTAATTACGAAAATACATTTGAAGATAGAACAATAGAAATAGTTGTCACAGGACCTGATGCACCTGAATGGATAACTGCACAAGGATTATTACCAGTTGGTCCTAATAATACGTTTTATATTTTAGACAGTGAAATTGTTGACTTTCAATTGACGGCTATAGATAGCGATATAAGTGCAGGAGACAGTTTAAGTTATTATATAGCAGATGGAGATGGAGAATTACCTCCCGGCATAACACTTACTGAAGACGGTAGAATATATGGTATGACTGAGCCTCTTTTAGCATTAGATAAAAGATACGCAGGCGGCCGTTATGATATGGCACCATTTAGTGCATTACCAATGGATTTTGCTGCTGCAAGTGATTATTACGGAACACGAGAAGAAGGAACTATTAATCCTGATAGTAATTTAATTAAATTAAATAGGTACTATCCTTTTGCAGTAACAGTAACAGACGGAGAAACCTTTGTAAAAAGAGAATTTAGGATTTTTGTTGTAGGTGATGATTTCTTAAAAGCAGACAATACTGAAATGGAGGCAGGAACTACCCTATTTAATGCTGATGCTACACACGTTAGAAATCCTACCTGGATAACTCCAAGAGATTTGGGTTATAAGAGAGCAAATAATTATACAACTATTTCATTAGATGTTATAAACAATCCTACATTAGAAGGTGCTATTACGTATACATTAGAAAATGTAAATGACGATAATAGCAAAAGCGAGCTACCTCCAGGACTTAGTATTGATAAAAACACAGGTGAACTATACGGCGTTATACCTTATCAAACAGCAATAGTACAAGATTACAAGTTTACAGTAAGAGCAACAAGACGTGTTTCCGATTTAGAAACACTCTCGATATTTGGCACTTATTATGAGGATACGCTCTTAGGTAAAACAAGTTTTAAAATTTATAAAACTGATTTAACTGGTACAGCTGATGGCATAAATGATTTATTTGAACTTGTTGGAAAAGAAATTCTATTAGAAGATAATGTATATACAGTTATTAGTGTAGATGATAGAAATCCAGATTTTGATGTGATTGTTATAGATCAATCTCTAGCACCTAAAATTAACTTATTAGCATCCAGAACGTCTTCAGCAGGACAAGATCATTTTTATGTTGCTCGGTTATCTGAAAAAGATAAAAGTAAATATCAAGGCAGAACACTAAAATTTGCAGAAAATGAAGAATATGTCATTGCAGATATAACACCTTATATTGAATATAATATTAGACAAACTAACCCATCAAATGATGATATATTGCCATCCCAATCTCCAACAATTATGACTATAGGTGAAAACTATTATCTTGGGGATTTTGCTATCTGGCCTAGTTCAGCAAATGGTAATGATCGTATATTCAAATGTGTAGAAGCACATACTATGAATCAATTTTTAGATGACGACGGTATAGCTCAACCATTATTTGATCAAACAAAATGGGTAGAAGTTGCAGAAGACCTAAGTGGATTAAGTATAGCTGATAGGGTAGCAGCAACAAAACAGGCATTAGATAAAGTTTACGGAACCTCATATGTAAGAAGAGTTATACAAGGTGTTTGGAACATAAGACTACCTAGTACTAGCCAAACAAGAATTATAGAAAATATAAGGTCTTTCTTTGTAGGGGTTGATAGTACAGAATTTAATATCGAACTTGTTAGAGATAATGAAGACAGAATTTTACTAGATAGAAATTTATCAAGACAAATATCAGGTGGAAATAATTATGGTATAGGATTATTTAAAAATGATTTCTTCTTTAAAAACATAATTGTTACAAGTGAAGATCCTGTCAATATTCCATCTAGCATAAAAACATTTGAAATCAAAATTTTAGGTGAAGTAGATACAGAAATTACTTGGATAACTAGTAGTGACCTAGGAATAATTCCTGCAAACTTTGATAGTACCTTAAAGGTTGTTGCTCAATCAACAGTGCCTGATACTAAAATGATTTATACAATTACAGATGGAAAACTTCCAAATGGTTTGACATTAAGTTATACTGGAGAAATTTTAGGCGCAGCAAAACAATTTGGGACATTAGAAAGTCCTGGTTTAACAATTTTTGAAAATAAAACAGTAACTTGGGACGGTAAAATTCCTGGCGATACAACATTTGATAGAGATTACAGATTTACTGTAAAAGCCAGAGATAGATTCAATTTCAAATCTATTGAAAGAGAGTTTCTTTTAAAAGTTGAAGATTTAGATAACACCCAATATACAGATATTGTAGCCCGACCTATGTTACCTAGACAACAAAGAATACTTTACAAAGATTTTACAAGTAACACAGATGTTTTTGTTCCTAGTTATATTTACAGACCCACTGATATTAAGTTTGGTGTGCAAAAAAATATAGAAATGCTAGTTTATGCAGGTATCGAAGCAACTGAAATAGATCGATTTGTAGCTGCGGCTGCAAAAAATCATAAAAGGAAAAAATATATACTAGGTGATTTTAAAACTGCAAAAGCGATCGAACCAACAACTAAAGAGATAGTTTACGAAGTTGTATACATAGATGTTATAGATCCTGCTGTGCCTGCAACTGGTGAAGTAAGGAATAGTTTTAGAATAAACACACAGCGTGATATTACAGTAGATAGTATACAATATGCTGGAAAAGATGATGTAACAAAATACGGTTTAGGCACAGACGAACTTCCAGTTTATGGACGACAAATTGTAAAATTTGTGTTTGCGGAAAATGAAACACTTGTAATTGAAACAAGATCTGGTGATGATGTTGGTGTAAATGTAGACAACAGCGATTTTGAGTTAGAAATAAGAAATGGTAATGATTTTAATGTTGTTTTACAAACAAGTCCTGCAGAATCGATGAGATTACGCCCTTCACCTACTAATACAATTAAGGCAGATTCAGACGCAATAAAAGTAAGTAATTCTAAAGACGATGTAAGATACTTGTCTAATATTCCTAATATGAGAAATCAAATTAAACAAATAGGAAAAAATGAGAGAAACTTTTTACCTTTATGGATGAGAACGGCACAAGAAGGATTTTATGAATTAGATTATGTGAGTGCTATTCCTGTATGTTATTGTAAGCCAGGATATTCAGATGATATATTAAGACTCATAAATAAAAGTGGTTTTGATCCAAAAGATATAAATTTTGATATAGACAGGTACATTGTAAAACGTACACAAAATTCTAATGACGAACAGTATGTATTGTTCGCAAATTATCAATTCAATGTTTAAGTGTGATAAATACTTAACTAAAGAGGAACAAAAATGGCTAGTAACATTATATCAACAACGATTGACGCAACTTATCCAGTAGCAGGTGTTGACAACGACACTCAAGGGTTTCGTGATAACTTTCAAATTATCAAAGATGCATTAACAACTGCAAAAAGCGAGATTGGTGACCTACAAGGTCAAACTTGTAAGGTAACAAATAGCGCCGAGGGTGTTGTAGAAAATAATTTTAATGAAAGTAGTATTCTTGATGCATCTTTAGACAATGTTACCTTTAGATTAAAACCAAACGAAAATCAAAATTTATTGCAAACAGTAAATGTAGATGTTGGTAGAGGACATTACCAAGTTTATACTATCGGTGCTGATATAGGTTCTGACCAAACAATAGATTTTTCTTTACAAAACTGGCCAGTTCGTAATACAAATGATGGAGTAGCAAGAGTTACTTTACATTTGTATGGCAACGGCAATAATAACACTGCTAAATTAATGGCAGCAAATAGTGGCGCAATATTTAAAACAAGTGCTTGGCCAACTCCTGTAGGAGATGATTCAATAGACGATTCAGCATCTGTTGTTGTAACTAGTCAAACACAACCTACTATCATAGATCTATGGAGTTATGATAGTGGTACAACTGTTTATGCTAATTATTTAGGTTCGTTTGCTAAGTCATCAGATGCATAATAATCCTTTAATAGATACTTTAGATGATTTATCAATAAATGAGATTGAACAGAAAATTGTTATTTTACAAAGAAGATATTTTTCTGCAACAAATCCATCTGTTCAATCTCAAATCGTAAACTTTTTGAATATATACAAAGAAGAATTATCAACACGTAGAGCTATAGAGGCTCAAAAACAAAGACAAAATCAAGATGATGGTGAAAATTCACTTGACAATTTGATTAATGTGTCATAAAATACAATTATGCTTATGAGAACAGACGAACTAGGAATACCACGATTCTCTAATCGCGATTTAATCGATATGATCTATTCAGGTCAATCAGATAAAGTTCACGTGGTTCTATGTAATCCCTCAGACGAAATAGATAAGTTTAATAGTGTAATGGAGGAACAAGGTTTATCGCCATTACAAAAGTATATCCCATTAGATGTAGATCAAAAGACTTTTGACGGTGTATGTCAAAGTGAATGGTTTATGCCTGAAGAATATAAAGCACTTGCTATAGAAGAATGGCTATTCGCAAAAGTAATGGAGGAAAAACAACACGCCGGTGTTGACTTTGTTTATAACTCTGAAGAATGGATGCGAGTAGAACAAGAACTAGAAGCGTTTCACGAACGTGGTATGTATGATTTATTGCGCTATATGGTTTACCTTGTAGACTTTATGCGTGAAAATGGTATTGTATGGGGCGTAGGACGTGGTTCAAGTGTAGCAAGTTATGTACTATATTTGATTGGTGTACATAGGATAAATTCAATTCAATATGAACTAGATTGGCGTGAGTTCTTACGATAAATATACGTATATAATAAGGAGACAATTATGTCAAAAGTAGCAGCCGGAAAAAAACAGCATAGAAGTATGCGAGGCAAAACAGTAGATATGGATTTGTTACGAAAGCGTAATGAATTAACACCAGCAGTAGGTAATGCAAAAGTTAATGCAAGAGGTGATGAAATTGGTCCTGGCGGACAAATTGTAAAGAAGCGTGAGGATATTGTTGCGGAACATTATGCTACTGCTAATGCATCAGCTCGTAAGCAGCCTGTTGAAGCAGTTGTAGAAGAACAACAACCTGTTGAAGAACCTGTAGTAGCAAAGCAAACAAGAACTACTAAGAAATCAGCAGCACCTGCAGAAGTAGCAGCAGAAGAAGCAGCACTTGATGCAGAAGAAGAATGGGTCGAAGACGAGGACGGCAATTTTGTAAAAAAAGGTGAATGATGTATAGTGTAAAGGAATGGAAAAAGTTTTATCATCCCTACACTGAATATCATAGCAGTAAGTTTGATATGAGAGAACTACCAGAACATTATGATGTTGACTTAGAAAAGCTTGATAAAGGTATTCAAAATACTTTGAATAACTTTGAAATGTATCAATATCAAACTCCAAATGGAGATTTTTGGCCAGGATACTTTGGATTAAATTTTAAATCAACACCAGATGCAAAAAATCCTTTACAAGATGGAAACTTTAGTAACAGTTTAGCAAGTGACTGGAGCAAAGATGATTACATTGATCCTAATTTTACAGAAAAAACAGATGCTTGGTTTTCTTATTTAGATACTATTGTAAATAAATTTAGAGGTACTGTCACTCAACTTAAATTAATCAAATTAGAAGCAGGATGTAATATAGGCATTTACCCATCAGATGATAATCCTTATGCACACCATATAGATTATCCTTGGTATCAAGGTGTAAGATTACATATTTGTCTGACTCCAGA